CCTCCCGCTGCGCATCGAGACCGGCACCATGTCTTTCGCCGCGATCTCGGCGATGGCGAACTCAGCCCCACTGCGCGTCACGGCGACAGACCACAACATACCGGACGGATGGTACGTGGCAATCGTCGATGCGCAGGGAATGAATGAACTCAATGCTGCAGACAGCAACGACATCAGCGATAGCGAGTTTCATCGCATCACGTTGGTCGACGCCAATGCGGTCGATTTCGACGGGATCAGCTCTGCCGGGTTCAAAAGCTACACCAGCGGCGGATACCTGGCGTTCTACGCGCCAATGAGCCTCACCAGCTACACGTCTGCGCGCATGGACATCAAGACGCGCGTCGGTGGCGATGTGATCCTGGCGCTCAACACGACGGACGGGACGCTGGAGATCGAGGACGCGACGAGCACTGTCTGGATACGGCTTGAGGACGATGCGCTTGATGCTGTGGCAGCGCGTGATTACGTGTTCGACATCGAGTTGGTCAGCGCGACAGCGGTCGATGCGATCTGCTCTGCTGAATCGGTTCTGACCGTTCAGCCGGAGGTAACAACCAGTGTCTGATCAGATTCGGGTTCGCGTCAGTATACCCGGGGCACCGATTTACACACCAGGGCTCCCAGGAGCGCACGCTGCGACACACGCAACAGGGCAGCCTGATGCAATCTCTCCGGCCAGCATCGGTGCTGCACCGACAAGCCATGCTCACGTCGTCAGTGACGTAACAGGGTTGTCAACTTCCCTCGCCGGCAAGCTCGACGCCACCGACGCCGCCATCGGCGCCGCGATCACCGGCGCCAGCAGCAAGGCCACGCCGGTCGACGGCGACAACCTCCTGCTCGCGGACAGCGCAGCGAGCGACACTGCCAAGCGGCTCACGTGGGCCAATCTCAAGTCCGCGCTGCAGACGGCGCTGGACGGCGTCTTCGCGCGTCTCGCCGGTCTCGCCGGTGGGCAGACGCTGACGGGCGGAACGGGCGCGAGTGAATCGCTGACCCTGAGAAGCACCAGCCATGCAACCAAGGGAAAGCTCCTGCTCGGCATCGGGGCCGCCTACGACGAGACCACGACCAGTCTGGGCATCGGCACGCTGACGCCGGCGGCAAAAATACACGGCATCTCGACGACTGAGCAGCTGCGCCTTGGATATGACGCCAGCAATTACCATTCGGTGACGGTCGGAAGCGGCGGCGTCGTCACACATAACGCGACTGGAGGACAGTACAACTTCCGCGGGGTCAACTCGGTCGCGGCGACAGGCTCAGAACTCGTATCCAACGGCGATTTTTCTGCCTCGCTGTCTGGATGGACAGATAGCGGATCGTCATGGTCTTGGTCTTCTGGGGCAGCCTTACACACTCCCGGCGCGGTCAGTACGTTGTCGACAACCATCACCGTTTCGTCAGGAAGCACCTATCAAGTCTCGTTTGGCATTTCAGGAAGGACGGCAGGATCGGTCTCTTTGGCGATCGGCTCCGTGTCTGCAGTCCAGTACGGCACAGTCACAACGTTTACATCGTCTGCGACGCGCACGGTCGTAGCAGCGGAAAATGGCAGTGTTGCCCTGACCGTCACACCGTCGTCCGACTTTGACGGGAGAATAGACGACATCAGAGTCAAGGCCGTTACGCTCAATTCAGTAACACCGAGCTTGGTTATTCTTGATGATGCAGGCAGTTCTACGATTGCGGTGCGCTGTGGACGTGGTGCGTTTGAGTCGCAATACATCGGCTATCTGTCGGGACGATCTACATTGGCATCTGCCACGCAGAATCTCGGGTCCGGGGCATACGCTCTTTCTTCTTTGACAACGGGATCATCGAATACGGCATTAGGGAATAGCGCTTTACGCAACCTGACGAATGGTATAAACAATACGTCGGTCGGGAGATCGTCAGCATACTCAGCAACGACTGCTTACGCCAACGTCGTTGTAGGCCAAAGTGCAGCATATTCTGCTACAACCTTCGGCAATTCGGTCGTGATCGGGTCTTCCGCTGCGTATTCCAATGTCACATCAGGTTCTCTCACGGTCGTTGGCGCGTCAGCAGCCTACAATCTGACAACAGGCACGCAAACTACCGTTCTCGGGAATGATGCCGCGCGTTATCTGGCGAATGGGTCAACTGCGCTGACAAGCAGCACAGATGGGCTGTATCTCGGCTACAACTCAAAGGCGTCTGCTGACGGGGTAAACAACGAGATCGTCATTGGTTCCGGGGCTATCGGCAAAGGATCCAACACGGCCACGTTGGGCAATACGTCGCAAGTTGGTGCTTACATTTATGGCGACATCAACCTCGACAAGACGATAACCGCTGCCGGAACCACTGGCGCGCAGACGATCAACAAGACGGTCGGGAGCGTCAACTTCGCCGCCGCAGCGACCTCTCTCGTCGTCACCAACAACCGTGTCACCGCTTCGAGCATCATCGTCGCCACCGTCGCGACGGCCGACGCGACGATGAAATCCGTTGTGGCCGTCGCCGCGGCCGGCAGTTTCACGCTCACCGCCAATGCCGCGGCGACCGCCGAAACCCGCGTCAATTTCATCGTGATCAACTGACGACAAGGGGCCATCCACAATGCCTGAACCAGACTACAGACAATCAAACGTCACCGGCAGCAAGTGGCGTCGCAGTTGCCATGGGGAGTTCGACAACGGATACGGTAAGGTGCCGTGGATCCGCTACGACTGGGAAGACCGCGTCCAGCTCGCCGACGGCACCACCATCGGCACCCCGGCCGGCTCGACCCTGCGCGAATTCAACGACCCGGCGGCGGTCCTCGCCCTGCGCGACCCGCAGACCGGCGCGCTGACCGGACAGACCATCACCCACGGCGAGCTGTACGCCATCCTCTGGTCGCTCGCGATGGAGTCGGCCGCACTGCAGGATGCGTCCGACGCCGCAGCCGGCGCCCCGTGAGCCAAGGGCAAGCAGGGTGAACGCAGGAATGGCAGAACCTGACTACAGACAATCAAACGTCACCGGCAGCAAGTGGCGTCGCAGTTGCCATGGGGAGTTCGACAACGGATACGGTAAGGTGCCATGGATCCGCTTCGACTGGGAGGACCGCGTCCTCCTCGCCGACGGCTCGACGATCGGCACCCCGGCCGGCTCGACCCAGCGCGAATTTTCCGACCCGGGCGCCACGCTCGCCCGCCTGGCTGCCGCCATGCTCGAAACTTTCAGCGCGAAAAATCCATGACCTTGACCCTCATCACCCCGCCGGATACCGAGCCGATTACTCTCAGCGAGGTCAAGGCGCACTGTCGCATCGAGCATATGACAGACGACACGTTGATCACCTCGCTGATCACCGCCGCGCGCTTGGCTGCCGAGCATGAGCTACAGCGTCCACTGATCACCCAGACCTGGCAGGCGGCATACGAATCATTCCCGTCCGATCAGTCTGCGATCGCGCTCGGGAAATTTCGCCCGCGTGCGATTCAGAGCATCACGTATCTGGACCAAAACGGCGCCGACGCGGATATGCCCGAATCGGCCTACGTCCTGGACGCGGCCACCGTCCCCGGATGGGTGCATCCCGCATACAACACCTCCTGGCCGAGTGCGCGCGCGTTCGCCAACAGCGTCCGCATCCGATTCACCGCCGGCTATGGCGATGAAGCTGCGGACATCCCCCAGTGCATCAAGCAGTGGATGCTCCTGATGATCGGCTCCATGTACGCATTCCGCGAAGCCACCACCGACCGCGCGCAGGCCCGGCTGCCCTACATCAACTCCCTGCTCGATCCGGAAAGGGTCTATCTGTGACCCTGTCCGCCGGCGCCATGCGCGAACGGGTGACGCCTCAATCCAAGTCCGTCACCCGCAACAGCATCGGCGAAGAAGTCGTCACATGGTCCGACCTCGTCACCAGCACACCGGATCACGCCGTATGGGCCGAAGTCACCCCGCTGCGGGGCCGCGAATTCTTCGCCGCCAATAGCGAGCAGTACGCCTGCGACATCCAAATCCGCATTCGCTACCTCGCCGCTTTGCAGCGAGACCACCGCTTGCTCTGGCGCGGCGAGCCCTACGACATCACCCAGATAATCGACCCAGGCGCCAGGAAAGACAGCCTGGAGATCCTCGCCGTCGCCGGCCAGCGCAACGGGATCGCGCCATGAACGGCAAACCATTCGAGATAGAAGTCAAGGGGCTGGACGAGCTCAAGGCCGCCCTGCAGAAGATGCCGGACCGGATCCGCAAGCGCGCGGTCGGCAAGGCCCTGCGCGCCGCCGGGCGGATCATCCGCGACGAAGCGCGCACCCGGGCTCCGGTGCTCAGCCAACCGGCAAGAAACCGCCGCCCTGGCGTCATCAAGCGCGCGATCGCCGTCCGCCGCAGCAAGATCGCTGCCCGGCAACGCCTGGTCGGCGTGTTCATCAACGTCCGCCCGCTGCAGTCTGTTCTGGCCGGCACCAAGTCGGCAGCGCGTAAGGCGGCGCTCGGCCCGGCCGGCGCCAACAACCCGAACGACCCGTTCTACTGGCGCTTCATCGAATTCGGCACGCGCAAGATGCGCGCCCAGCCGTTCCTGTCAGCCGCAGCGAAAAAACTTCCGCAAGCCGCTGACGTCTTCATCAGCGTCGCCAGCGGGGAGATCAACCGCTTGAACACGAAATCATGAGCGCCGAGACCGAACTCTACGCCGTCCTCGCCGCTGCGTCCGGGCTCACTGCCCTGGTCGGCACGCGCATCTATCCGGACATCCTGCCCGAAGAACACCAACTCCCGGCCGTCGTCTACACGCGCACCGGAACGCAGCCGGTGCTGACCGTGCACGGCGGCAGCTTCGGAGACTTCGCCGATCTGCAGATCAACGCCTGGGCGAATACCCGCGCCAGTGCCGCGGCCGTCGCCGACCAGATCGAGGCAGCGCTCCTCGCTGCCAAATTCCCGAAAACCAACCGCATTAGCGGCATTGACGAAGACCTCGCGCTCTTCGTCGAGAGCATCTCGGCGACGTGGTTCGTCGCCGTCTAAACCCTGAAAGGACATCCAAATGGCCACCGCAAAGGTATGGAAAAACGTAGCAGTAGCAATGCAGAGCGCCCTGGCGGCGGCAAAGACGATCACCGGCATCACCAAGGCCAGCCCGGGCGTCGTCACCTCGACGAGCCACGGCTACAGCAATGGCGACATCGTCTTCCTGTCGATCAGCGGCATGTACCAGCTCAACGACAAGGCGGTCCGCGTTGCCGGCGTGACGACGGACACCTTCCAGCTGGAAGGCGTCGATACGACATCATTCGATACCTTCAGCTCCGGCACGGCCGAGAAGGTGACTCTGGGCACGTCGATCACCACCGCGACCAACATCACGTCGAGCGGCGGCAACTTCGAGCTGATCGACTCGACGACGATTCACGGCAACGCCAAGACGCAGCTTCCCGGCTTGCCGGAAGCGACCAACTTCACGATGGACCACATCTGGGACGTCTCCGATGCCGGCCTGCTCGCCATGAAGACGGCCAGTGACAACCAGGCCAAGCGCGTCTTCAAGTTCACCTTCGGCAGCGGCGGTCAGGTCATGCTTTTCGCCGGCTACGTCGCCGCCCCGCTGTTGCCCGGCGGGTCCGCGCAGCAGTTGGTCACAACCCCGACCGTGATCACCATGAACGGCACGCCGACCTACTACGCCAGCTGATGAGCGCGCTTGCCAACAAGCTGCGTCGGGCCCGTGAAGTCCGCATCCCATGCGGCCACTTCACGCTCATCGCCCAGCGCCCGACGCCGCTCGAGCACGAAGAGCGGATCCGCAACGGCAACCCGGCGCGCGGCATCCTCTCGCTCGTCAGCGGCTGGGAAGGCGTCACCGAGGCGGACCTCCTGCCCAACGGCGATCCGCACCCGCTGCCCTTCGACGCTGAAGCCTGCGCCGAATGGCTGGCCGACCGGCCGGATCTGTTCGCTAGGGTGGCCGAGGCGCTCGTCGAAGCGTTCAAGCGCCACTGCGAAGAGCTCGATGACATCCTGGGAAACTGACCGCCTGGCTGGACGACTCGGCGCTCCCTCGGGAGGTGCAGTCAGGGCGCACGCCGCCGGCCAGCGCGCAGCCAGCGCTGCAGGCCTGGAACATGATGGGCGGGCTCGACTGGACAGCGCTGCCGATGGTCTGTGACCTGCTCGGCATCCATGACCCGGAGCCGATCGTGTTCCAGCTCATCCTGATCCGCGACCACAACCGCGCCGCCGGAGAAGCGTAATGTCCATCGCCGCACTCACCGTCGACATCAATGCCCGGCTCGCCGGCATCGAGGGAGATCTCGGAAAGGTTTCGCGCCTCGCAGAGCAAAGCGCCGCCAAGATGGGCCGCGCCTTCGATGCCGTCGGCGAATCCCTGCGCAACGTCTTCGCCGGCGTCGCGCTCGGCAGCGTCGTCAGCGGCTTCGGCCGGCTCGTCACCGAAGCGCTGGACGCGCAGGACGCGCTGGCAGACCTGAGCAAATCGACCGCCATCAGCATCGACCTGCTCGCCGGCCTCAAGGGCGCCGCCGTCACCAGCGGCACGGACCTCGAAGGCGTCGCTGCTGCCGTCAACAAGCTCTCGGTCAACATCGGCAAGAACGCCGAGCAGTTCGCCGCCGTCGGCATCACCGCCCGCGAGCCTCTGGAAGCCCTGAAGCAGCTGGCCGACGTATACGCAGCGATCGAAGATCCGCAGATGCGCGCCGCCTTCGCGGCCGAAGCCGTCGGCAAATCCTGGGCGAGCCTCGCCCCGCTGCTCTCCGACGGCGGCCAGTCCATCGAAGACCTGATCAACAGGTTCCGCGACGTATCCGGCGTCACCGAGAAATCCGCGCAGGCTGCAGCTGAACTCAACGGCCGGCTCGACGTGCTCAAGGCGCGCGTCTCCGGCGCCGCGACCGAGCTGACGAATTCGCTCGTGCCATCGCTCACCCGCACGGCCGAAAGCGTCGAGCAGCTGGCTGCGAAAGGCGAAGGCCTCGCCGCGGTCTTCCGCGGCCTGATCGGCCTGGCGAAAGTCCCGTTCGACCTCGCCCTCGGCGAAATCGACCCGAGCAAGGCCGGGCAGATCAAGACGCTCGAGGAGCAGCTCGCCAACCTCGAACGCCGCGCCAAGAACGCCCGGGAATCCGGCGGCGGCATCCTCAACAACCTCGTTTTCGGGAAACCGGGCGATATCGACAAGGAGATTGCCGGCGTGCGCGGCCAGCTCGACGCCCTGCGCCGGTTCGGCAAGGAGCGGGCGGGCGGCCAACCGGATCCGGCGGCAGACGCCAAGAAGCCGCCATCCGATGATGCGCTGAAGCGGTTCATTGGCGGCAACGCCGCAGATCGCCCGGCACGCGGCGGCCGCACCGCCAAAGCCATCGACGACGGCACACGGCTCGTCGAACAACTGCGCGACCAGATCCGCGCGACGCAGGATCTGACCGAAGTCGAGCAGCTCGAGCTCGCCATCGCGGACGGCAAGTACAAGACCGCCACGGCCGCCAATCTCGAAGTGGCCCGCGGCTACGCCGAAACGCTCGACAACATCAAGGCCGCCCGGGTAGAAGCCGAGAAGGAAGCGGAAGCCCAGCGCGAACGCCTCGAACTCTTCGCCGAAGGCGCGCGGGTCTTCGAGTCAGTCCGCACGCCGACCGAAGCCCTCAATGCCGAGCTCGACCGGCTCGTCATCCTGCTCGACGCCGGCGTCATCAACATGGAAACCTTCGGCCGCGCCGCAGCGCGCGCCGGAGAAGAAATGCAGCGGCTCGAAGCGAAAGGCGATGACACCACCTCCCTGCTCGACGAGTTCGCCAAGAACGCCGCGCAGAACATGCAGACCTCGTTCGCGAACTTCCTTTTCGACCCCTTCGCCGACGGCACAAAAAGCATGCTGCAAGCATTCGGCGACATGATCCGCCGCATGATCGCCGAAGCCGTAGCGGCAGACCTCGTTCGCCGCCTGTTCGGCGATCTCGGCAAAGGTGGCGGCAGCGGTGGCGGCGGATCAAGCGGCCTCCTCGGATCACTCCTAGAAAGCCTGTCCGACCTGCTGCCCAGCTTCGATGTCGGCACGCCCTACGTGCCGCGCGACATGCTCGCCGTCGTCCACAAGGGCGAGCGCATCGTCCCCGCCGCGCAGAACCGCCCGGGCGGCGGGCAGAACATCAGCGTCGTCATCAACATGGGGTCCGGATCGTCCGGCGGAGATCTCCGGCAGGCCGCCGGCGAGATCGCCCGGCGCATCGGCCAGACCGTAGCGGGAGCAGCCCGATATGCCTGAATTCCTCGAAGAGCGCCTGCCCGAAGAAGTCCGCACCGGGGCGCAGACGCGATCCGCCTACCAGGTGCAGATCACCCGCACCGCCGGCGGATCGGAGTATCGCCGCCTCGTGCACAACCTGCCGATGCGCAGCTTCGTCATCCACTTCACCAGCCTGCGGGACGACATCATCAAGCGCGTCCTCGATCTCTACGACCGCGCGCACGGACGCTATGCCGGATTCCGCGTCCGCTGGCCGGACGACTTCAGCACGCGCACCGATGGCCGGTCCGCGCCGACCGCCATCGACCAGACGCTTTCCCGCATCAGCGCCGGCGTCTACCAGCTGCAGAAAGCCTACGGACAGGGCGGCACCCCGAGCGGCGCCGGCCTGCCCGTGCGCACCATCCACAAGCCCGTATCCGGGACTGCGCTGGTTGCCGTCGGTGGCGTCACATGGTCCAGCGGCTGGACGCTCGACAGCACCACCGGGCGGATCACCTTCGCCGCCAACAAGACCAAGGCCATCACCGGCATCACCAAGGCCGCTCAGGCAGTCATCAACTTCGGCGCTACCCATTCCTTCCTCGTCGGCGAAACCGTCCACATCTCCGGCGTCGCCGGCATGACGCAGATCAACGGCCAGCGCGCCGCCATCGTCGGCACGGCGACGAACACCATCACCGTCGACATCAACTCGACGAGCTACGGAACCTGGACATCCGGCGGCACCGCCAACACCCAGCCGCAGGCGTCCGAGACTGTCACCGGCGGCTGCGAATTCGATCTCCCGTGCCGCTTCGACAGCGACCTCGACATGACCCTGCTCACCAGGACCGTCCGCGAAATCGCATCGATCGACGTCGTCGAGATCCTCGCGCCATGAAATCCGCTGTTGCCGACTACAAGACACGCACCATGTGCCTGCGGCTCGAACCGGTCACGGGCAGCCACATCTACATCACCGATTTTCCGCGCGATCTGGTGATCGGCGGCCACACCTACCTGTCGACCAGCGGCTACGAGTTCACCGGGTACGCGGCGACCGCCGGATTCTCTCCAGCGTCGATCGACCTCGAAGGAATCGCCGGCCCGGCCGGCATCAGCCGCGCCGCCGTCGCCAGCGGGCTATTCGATGGCGCGCGCGTCTACATCTTCGCCACCTCCTGGCTCGCACCAGTCGAAGACGAAGAGCCGATCGTCGCCGGCATCTTCGGCAAGACCGAGATCGCCGACGACCGCTATCGCATCGGCGGCATGTCGCTGATCGATGCGCTCGGCCAATCGGTCGGCCGCACCTACACCGCAGCCTGCCACAAGACCTTCTGCGGCACCGAGTTTGCCGGATGCAAGGTCAGCCTGGCCGCCAACACCGTCACCGGCACGCTGACCACCGTTACCAGCGCATCCAATTTCCGCGACTCGAACCGCACCGAGGCTGCCGACACCTTCGGTGCCGGAACCATTCAATTCACCACCGGCGCCAATGCCGGCCTGAAAGCCATCGAGATCAAGAGCTATGCGCTCAACGGCACGATCGAGACCTACGAGCCGTTCTACTACCTGCCGCAGCTCGGTGATGCCTACTCGATGGTGCGCGGGTGCCGCAAGCGCCTGAGCGATTGTCAGAACCGCTGGAACGGCAGCACCACGTACAGCAACGTCCTCAACTTCGGCGGCTTTGCGCACATCCCGGTCGGCAGCACCTACGCCCAATTCGGAAAGGGCGGCGGCTGATGGCGGAGATTGCGGAGCAGATCGTCGCCGCGGCCAGGCAAATGCTCGGCACGCCGTTTCGGCACCAGGGCCGCGTTCCAGGCGAGGCGCTCGACTGTGCCGGCCTCGCCGTGCTGTCGGCCAGCACCGCCGGCTTGCCTGTAACCGACCGCCGCTGCTACGGCCGCGAGCCGGACGGCCAGACGCTCGAGCGCAGCATCGACGAGCAGCCGTGCCTCATGCGCATCGACGCCGCAGACATCGCACCAGGGGACTTGCTGCTCCTGCGCATCAAGCATGATCCGCAGCACCTCGCGATCGTCGCGGCCAGCCAGATCGAAGAAGACCGGCTGACCATGATCCACTGCTGCGCCGCGTCCGGACGGGTTGTCGAGCACGACCTCACGCGCAACTGGCATGTCCGCATCGTCGCCGCCTATCGCTTCGTGGAGATCGCATGAGCAGCGTCGGCCAGGCCATTGGCGGTGTCGTCGGCGGCATCGCCGGCTTCCTGATCGGTGGACCGACCGGGCTCAAGTACGGTGCGCAGATCGGGCTCATGCTGGGCGGCATGCTCGACCAGCCGAAAGGCCCGGTCGTCGAAGGACCGCGGCTCGAAGACCTCACCGTCCAGACCTCGACATACGGCAGCGTCATCCCGCGGGTGTATGGAACCGTCGCGCTCAATGGCAACGTCATCTGGCTCGAAAACAACGCGATCCGCGAGACCGTCACGAAGAAGAAATCCGGCGGCAAGGGTGGCGCGAAGAAGACAACGACCAGGACCTACAGCTACTCGGCAACCTTTGCTGTCGGCCTGTGCGAAGGCGAGATGACGGCAGTTCGGCGCATCTGGATCGGTGGCCAGCTCTTCTACGATGCCGGGTCAAACGACGCAGACACCATCATCGCGAGCAACGAAGCATCCGATCTATTCACGTTCTACCCGGGCAGCGAAACGCAGGATCCAGACCCGCGCATGCAGGCCGACCTTGGCGTCGCCAACACGCCAGCGTACCGGGGGCTGTGCTACATGGTCTTCTACGACCTTCCGCTGGCCGACTACGGAAACTCGCTCGCCGGCGCGCAGGTGCGGGTCGAAGTGATGCAGCTCGGCGTGATCTACACCTACCCGTACCAGACCTTCTCGATGCCCAGCGTGCAGCTTTGGCGCAAGGGCGCATACGACGGCACCGTATACTGTACGACCGCGCTTCTCTCGCACGTCGCCGCAGTATCGACAGATGGCTTGACGTGGCAGCAATACGCTTTGCCAGATAGCGCCACGGCCCGGTACGGGGTTGCGTCAGACGGAAATGGGGTGCTTCTCTGCTACGGTGTGAGTCCCACCGGCTGCATCTGGAGGTCGGTGGACCAGGGCGTGTCGTGGTCGCAAGTTTTGCCCGTCTGGGTGTCTGTCACGGACATCCAGTGGAACGGTTCATATTTTCTCGCAACAACCGATTCAGGTTCGTTCTACACCTCAGCAAGCGGCGTGTCGTGGACTGCGCAGACCCCACCTTCAGGCACATATTTCAGCCGAACGCCGCTATGGCACCAAGGCTCCGGGCACTGGTACGTCGTCGGGCAAGCGGGATCCGATCCTATTGTCTACAAGTCGCCAAGCGCAGCTTCTGGAAGTTGGTCAATCGCCTACACGATGGCTGGCGACCTCAACAACTTTTCCCAAGGCTGCGTGCACAAGGGTCGCATTTTGTATATCGGCGTCGGCACCGGCGGCAGCGGCTACGGGGCCTTGATGGTATGGTCCGACGATGGAATTACCTGGAACCAGACCAGCGTTCCAATACGGGAATACTGGCTAATTTCTGATGGTGACAACGTCTGGGCAGGAGATGGCGGCGGGGTCGGCACCTGCTACTATAGCCCGGATGGCGTCACAGGATGGACGTACTACGACGGCCCTAACCAGGGAATCAGTCACGAAGCCTGGTACGCCAATTCACTGATTGTCGCAGTGCCATCAGGCAGCGGCCAAGGATTCAGGATTACCAAGCAATCCTCGTCCTCGATCCCGGTTGATCTGGCCGATATCGTCAGCGCAGAATGCCTGCGCTCCGGCATCCTCTCCGCCGGCGATATCGACACTGCAGCCCTCACGCAGGAAGTCCGCGGCTATCGCATCGCCGCGGTCGGATCCATCCGATCAGCCATCGAGCCGCTGCAGGGCTCATGGCCTTTCGACGTCATTCCGGACGGCTACGACATCCGCTTCCAGCCGCGCGGATCATCATCCGTCGCGACGATTCCTGCGGCAGACCTCGACTGCCAGCCGGATGGATCGCCACCCGGAATCCAGATCAAGACCGCGCGCGAGATGGACACCCAACTTCCGCGGCGCGTCACCATCAACTACCTCGACGCCGACCGCGAGTACGACACCGGCGCGCAGTACGCTGAACGGCTGAACACGCCGGCGATCAACGCCGTCGTCCTCGATCTGCCGATCGTGCTCACCGCCACCGAAGCGGCCGGCAAGGCGGAGGTGCTGCTCTACCTCTACTGGCTCGAACGTCAGGACGTCGAGCTCACCCTGCCGCCGACCTACAACCACCTACAGCCAGGCGATGTCGTCACCGTCGAAACAGACGATGGCAACATCAGCCTGCGCATCACAGCAATCAGCTACACCAGCGACCAGCGGCTGGAAATCTCGGCGAAGTACGCCAGTGCCGCCATCTACACGCCGGCCGCCGTCGGCGTGGCCAGCTCGTCCAATGGCTCGACGACGATCACCCGCTCCGGCGCCAGCGTCTATCACCTCCTCGACCTGCCGCGCCTCTCCAGTGCCCAGGACGGGCCGGTAATGCTGTGTGCCATGGCGGGAGCCATTGCGGGATGGCGCGGCGGATTCCTCTACCAGTCCGTCGATGCCGGATCGACATGGGTGGAGCGGCAGGAATTCGGACCGCCAGGCGCCACATTCGGCGCAGCGAGCAATGCGATCGGCGTCGTCGAGCATCGCATGATCGACGCCTCGAGCATCCTCACCGTCACGCTGTCCCAGGGCGAGCTCTACGACACAACGCTGCTCGCCATGCTGTCCGGCGCGAATCACTTTGCCTACGGATCAGACGGCCGCTGGGAAATCATCGCCGCACAGAAATGCACGCTCGTCAGCGGCAGCACCTACCGTCTGCAAGACCTGCTGCGAGGGCGGTTCGGGACCGAGTGGGCCATGGGTCTGCACGCCGCCGGAGATTCCCTGATCCTGCTCGACAGTGCCGACATTGAAGCCATCCCGCTGGACTCCGCACAGATCGGCGCCTCACTGATGTATCGCGGCATCACCGCCGGCCGTGACTTCTCGACTGATGGCAACCGCTCATTCAGCTACCAGGGAATCAACCTCAAGCCGCTGTCACCGATCCTGCTCAACGGCAGCCGAGATCCCGGCACGGGCGACTGGACTCTGCTGTGGACCAGGCGTTCGCGCGTCGACACCGAATGGCGAGACTATGTCGACGCGCCGATCGGAGAGGACAGCGAGCAGTACCAGATCGACATCTACGAATCGGGCTCGTACGCCGTCGTCAAGCGGACCATCACCGCGACATCGCCGACGGCCGCGTACTCGGCGGCAGACCAGACAACGGACTTCGGATCCGGGCAGTCCACGCTGTACATCAAGCTTTACCAGCTATCCGCGACCATCGGCCGCGGCTACCCGCTCACTACATCGATCACGAGGTAACGCATGGCCGACAGCACGACGCATATTGACCTGCTCAGCGAATCCCAAGCCGGAAAAGCGACATCGGCAAATGCACTCTTTGACGCCGCCTCGCCGGCGATGTTCGGCGCGCGCCGCGCATCGGCCTGCTCCGGCCTCACGTGGGGGTACTACGGTGGCTGGATCAACAAGTACGACGGCTCTCTGGCCGAAGTCGCGAACGGCACGCTGAGCCTGACAGCCAGCGCCACCAACCGCATCTACCTCAAGCTCGACGGCACCATAGGCGTCGTCACCGGCAGCTCGGCCGCTGCCGACGAGCTCCTCCTGCTCTACGTCGTCGTCACTGGCGGATCGTCCGTCACGTCCTACGATGATCACCGGACCTGGATGACGCCGCCTTGGGCTGTCCTGCGCAGCTCAGTGGACCTCTCCTCCGGAGATGTCACGGTATCCGGCGCCACCCGCCGCGCCGGATACCTGACGATCAACGGCACGCTCACCACGAACCGCAACGTCGTGGTCCCGAATGACTGGCAAGGCGCCGTTTTCAACAACACCAGCGGTGCGTACACCGTCACCGTCAAAACATCCGGCGGATCTGGCGTCGTCGTTGCGCAGACCAAGCGCGCGACCCTGCTGGCCGATGGCACAAACGTCGTGCGGCTCACCGCGGACGTCTGACGGTGGCGGACGAAGTTCGGCAATGGATCGACCGAAAGGAATCGCATGAATGCGCTGATGGCTGAACTGGCTCCGTACATCCTCGCCGGCATGTTCGGCCTGGTCGGCTGGTACTTGCGGGACAACCAGCGCCAGCACGGCGCTCTGGTCAGCGCTGTCAGCAAACTGTCCGACACGATCGTAGGGCTGGAGCAAAGGCTTGAAGAGCGCGTCGAAACGCACAGCCGGCGTTTCGAGCGCTACGCTCTGGCACAGGAGCGCCGCATGACGGAACTTGAGACGCGGTGCGCGTTCGAGCATGGGGACATCCCGGATCGCCGGCAAACAAGGCAGCACCAGGTCATAGACTGGCAGCAGGCGAGCGATGTGGGTGGAAGCAACAAGTCGGTCAAGCCGGCCGCGAAGGCTGGAGGGCAGTGATGGCGACGGAACTCAGAAGCAGGCTCGCTCCGGATCAGCCGCGGACTCCCCAGGCTGCGCCGTGTAGTACGGCATCGCCTCGCCGCGCACAATCCATTCGCGCTGCTCGCCGGTCTCCACGTCGCGGACTATCACGATCTCCTCGC